TGAACGCATTATACAGTCTAATTACTGGCGCGAGCAAATTAACTTATACGGTCAACAATGTTATTATTATGTTAATACATTTAGTTTATTATCAGCTGATAATCTCTACGGTGAACAGCCTACACAGAAATTTGCACCTCCCTTGCCATTTATTATAGCCTTAAATTTAAATGAAAATGCTCTAATGCTTAGTAAATACGGCTTGTTATCAGAAGACGAAGTAACAGCTTTTGTACACATTAGTTCCTTTTACGCCACTTTTAATGGCTTAGAACCAAAGTCAGGCGATGTATTTCAACTCACAGAATATGGTAGTGACAGACCAGGTGGTAGAGATGGTAAGTATTTTGAAATAACAGAACGTCTTGACGAAGATGCTGCAACCATTAATCCCTTAGCTGGTCATTATGTATGGTTAATTAAAGCTAAGAGATTTGAATGGTCATTTGAGCCAGGTATCACTGGTGAAGCTGTTAATAATCAGGTATTTGATGATACACAAAATACAGCTGTTTCTGGTGCTAATAAGCCGTATACAACGAGTGCAGATATTGATTCTAAAAAAATATTTGATTATTCGCAGACTGACTACAGTGATGTATACGGTGGCTACTATTAAAGCGCAGTATTTTTTTGATAAACCGATTCGTAGTCTGGTACGCTCTCTCTTCTATGTGAAGCAATAAACCCGTCAGCCTGTCGCCCGGATTCAAATATTATTTCAACTCTATCAAAACGACTACTAAAGGTATATTTCAATCCTTGATTACTAATTACTATACCGGAAATAACATACGTTTCGTTTAATTTAAATTTACTATCCCAGCTATTTGCATGACGCTTTACTGCAAAAGATGTACCTGTAATATAATGCATTTTTAGCTATTTACTTCTTGCTCCTGTTTTGCAAGTTCATATAAATCGCTCTTCATTGATTCAAATCGCTCTTCAATATATTTTTGAAACGCCAATGGCTTAACCCAATCGATTTCAGATGCACTTGAACGCTTCTTTAGTTGATCGACTCTCTTGCTTACAAACTCTACACCTTCAAGCAAACAAAGCCAACGAGAATATTCATCCTCAGTCATTGTATGTGTCTTTGTTTGCGTATTAATTGTTATATATTTTTTTGATGATGGCGATTGCATACCCGAGCATTATGAATGAAAAGCGCTTAGCGTCAAGTATATTTTTTTGTTTATTTAAAATATCAATTATATCACCAATCGCATCAATACTTGATTGTATGCTCTTGATATTATTTAAAATAGATTTTTGCGCAGTAGATTTTATATCATCGCTAATTTCACTCTGTGATACAGCTCTAGATAAAGTATCACCGTATAACGATAATAAGTTTTTAATAATCGAACGATCTGACTGAGTGTCTCTTTTAAAATATGCCCGTCCTTCTTCTAAGGCTATATAATCAGATGTAGATACATTATGTCTAATTGTATCTACTATTATATCTACCTTTACTAAAGGTTCCTCCGTTTTTGTATTAAAGCTATCGGCTTGACCTCTATCAGTTGTTAGCTGATTTATTGCTTCAGGTATTTCCATTATTAATGCTAGTTAAAATTGGCGCTAATGCTGCAGTTGTGTCTGTACTTATAATAGGTTCAGTTTGAAGTGCGGTTTCTGCTGTAATATATACTGAAATAGACTTATCACATTCACCGCATTTATACATATTAACATCATTAAGACGAACTGGTACAAAATCTCTGCGCTTCTTACTACATGGACAAACAACATCAAGTCCCTGATATGAAAATTCAGCAATGCGCTCATTTTCAAGTTTTTTATTTTTAATAGTAAGGTAGACGTCAAGAATTGACGTAAATGCATTATATATTAATAGTTGACTAAGTACACCTACGAGAAATCCAAGCCACCATGTTACATGTAATGTTGTTAGTATGATTGAGATAACAAATGCTACAGCCAACAGTAAAATAATAGGTATAACTATTCTTTGAATCATTATATCATATTAATGACAGATGTATTATAAATCAACATTACTCCTCACCTTCTTGTTTTGGCTCTTTATTAGCTGTTTTTAAGATACGTTTAAGGCATTCCATTGAATCTTTCAAATTAGTTATCATTTCATTAACCTCTGCGGTAATGTTCTTGTCTTTTTTAACGATAGGGTTATCAAGTGCGTTTTCAAAAGCATTAATTGCGTTATTAGTATTTGTGAATAGATCACCGAGTATATTTGCTGCGTTTACTAACTGATATGGTAAAACATTATCAGCTTTTGTTGTATTAGGACTTTGATCTGTATCTTGATATTGACTCACAAGATCTTTAAACTTCATTCTTTGTGAGCTGAATTCACGTGCAGCTTGTCCGCTTACCCATTTATTATACTGCATTGTTGTGTCTTCAAATAAAACTTTCTTTTTCATTACGATTATTTATAGTGTTGAAGTATAAATAATAGTGTATGTTATTTAAATCTAGATTTGATTTTGTTTTAGAGGCTGATGAAGATCAGGTAGCTGGTGAGCAACCTAAGACTCCCGCTACCGATACAGAAGCTATGGCTCAGACACTCGACACAGCACAACCTAGTGATTTTAACGTAAAAGCAGCTGAACGTCAAAAGCGTGTTGATCATGTAAAAGTGCAGCAAATTAATACACTCAATGAGTGGATTACAAAAATCGATGATTTTATCGTATTTTTAAATGATACAAAGAGTGAATCAATGCAAATACAGCTTCACTCTGCACCTTGTGATTCTATGTTTGAAAAGATCGCTACAAGTGAGAAGAAGAAAATTTCTCGACTTGCTGCTGATCTCGGTAACCTCGGTCAAGCTCTTAAGGGGTATCTTGCCTCTGCTAATGACTAATAGCTGACATTAGAAGCTTTGCTTTTAATCCGTTGTGTGAGTTTTTAATCACGAAATGTGATGATATTTCATCAATTTTTGCAGCTATACATAAATCATTAAAATCTTTAAATTGTTTACCGATTTTTTCAGGCCATATAAATACAGTCTCTCCGTCGTCAATAAGTCGTTTTGTTTTATTATAACTTGCAGAATCCTGCCATTGACTATCTAGAACCCATATTATCTTATGTAATTTATATTGAGATAGTTGCTCTCTTTGTATAGTAGTAAATGTTCTATCGCTACTTTCTTGTATACCTGCGACAGCTGTTGCGTTTTTTACAAAAAAAGCATCTAAAGGACCTTCAAAAATAAAAATATATTCGAGTTCATGAGATATTTTATTAAGGTTAAATAAAGATTTCTCACCGTTAAATTTACCTAGATACTTTGGTATATTTTTATCATTGTCAAATATCGCACGGGTTTGATAAAACACAATTTCATTTTTTTCATTGTAAAACGGTATCACTATTCGGTTTTTTTGAAATTTATCAGTTAGTGACAACCAAAGAGAGTCAGGTTTATTAACAGCAGAATCGAGTCTCCTATTCTTAATTATAGTTAGTGCAGCGTCTACAACTTTATTATCTTTAAAATAGGATACTTGATCTGTATCAAACAGATTTATGCAATCTAAAGGTAAAGTTGCAGCCTCTGCTACAGTCTTAGAATAGATCTCTTCCTTGTTGATATCAATAGGCAGGATGTCATAGCTACTAATTTCATCTACAATCTCCTTGAATGTCTGTCCAGATACTTCCTGTATCCATTTTATTGGTTTACCTGACCATCCGCAATTATGGCAACAAATATAATTTTCTTCTACAAGATAATAACATCTACGCTTTCTCTGCCATGACTTACCTTCACGACAAATAGGGCACCCACCTTCATATGTATTATTGTACTTTTTGTACTTAGGATATCCTGCGTATTGATAAAATTTTTGTACAACGTATGCTTGCGGTACTATCACATTTCTATAGTAGAGACTATATTAAAGGAATACAAGATATTATTTTTTAATATCTTTTATAGAAACAATACCTTTATGAATAAATTGACCGGAGGCAGGATCAGTATAAATCGCTTCAGTGATCTCTTGATTACCCTTAATATATGTTCTAAGAGTAGGACGTACCGGTTCACCACTAATAGGTGACTGAATAATTTTTGGCTGAATCATATCCATATAGTTATTTACTACTCACGCAGTAGTTTGCACGTTATTTTTAAAGTATTGCAATTTACACATTTTATACACATGACCTGGTATTTTTTCAACTACATCTACAATTTTGTCTTGAATACCAATATTAAATTTTTCAATTGGTATTTCTCTTACTAACATTTCCGGAAGTGATAAAAATTTATATACTCGATTGTCTGTCTCAATGTATACGAGCAATTCACCTAAATAGTAGCCTGCAGTTACTGCGTAAATGTATTGTTTCTTTGGGTGTTTTTTTAATTTAAAAAACATTATTCTTCACCATCAAAAGGTGTATGGTTGATAAATTTGTTAATTAATGTAGTTAAAGAATCAGCTTCTTGTTGAGTATGTGACGATATAATTTGTATAGGTGTACCGTCGAGTGAGTATCCAAGTATAATGTATGTGGAAAGAAACTCCTCTATTGTAGCTGCTAGCGATTCAGTATTTTTACGTGCATCAGATTTTGTTTTAAGCTGATTTTGTAAAATTGCCGTTAATGCTTTTTGTGTTAATTCGTCAATAGCTGCTGCTTCTTTAGGATCAAAATCTTCTATTTTTTTACTCCTGGATTGTCTCTTCCTGGGTGTCTTGTCGTCCTTCATATGAATTATTTGTTGGTTTTGACATGTAGCGATTACGGCCACGATACTCACCATTATTTGATACACCGTGTGTAATGAGATAGTCGATTACAACTTCAATACTATCTGTCTTGATGCTATAATTCTTCGGTATACGATGACCGCCATCATTAAATTCAAATAAAGTTTCATCAAATTCTGTTTTATTACTATAGCAAGTAATCATTACAGAGCTTTCACTTGGATTAACCATAATAGTCCATCTGCGGGGATCACTCTTGGCATATACAGAAAATAAACGAATTACAATAAATCCATTATCTCTTAAGCGCTTAATAAAATAGCCAGGTGTTTTTAGTTTGTTTTTGCTCATATTAATTTACTAGTGCAGAAGCTACAAATCTAATATCAGTAGATTCAAGTGCTATATCAAAAATAAGAACACCTAATTTAGCAATTAGGTGTGCTGTAATGGCTTTAAACTTCATACAAGAAATTATACGAAATATTTCAAAATTCAAGGGTATAGGTTTATCAAGTTGCTGACCGCTATAATCATCTGCGAGCTTCATACCATACGAGTCAGTATTAGCGCGTGTAAGATCTGTAAGATCACCGTGTACGATATTATCCTTAAATGAAAGGTACAATCTATTTGTTTCAGTGGCTATAGAACTGCCTTTAATTAAAGAAGTAATAGCTGTATTAGATAAA